ACAATTGACACACCCTCAGGCAGATTGTAAGCACCAACCTTCCTGTTTAGGATAAGTTGATATGCCGCCGCCTGCACAGCCGGAGGTGCCGCATTGATCTCATCCAAGAATAGAATTGCTGTGGATTTAGGATCTGATGGCAGTTCAATGGGTGGCGCCCATTCCATCTTGTTGGTGGTTGAATTGTAGAATGGAATACCCTTGATATCTGTAGGCTCCCACAATGGTAATCTAATATCAATCACTTCACGTGACTGTTCGTCTCCAATCTGTTTGACAATATCAGACTTACCAATACCTGGTGCACCCCATATCATCACAGGTCTCTTCAGTGCAATACAGTGTTTCAATCCTGTAATTGCTTGTTTAGGACCAATTTGTCTTGTAGTTTCAATTGTCTTATCGCTCATCGTTTGTTACGCTCCTTATGTATATTATTATAATATCATATAGGGAAGTGTCAACCCTGCAAAAAGTCGCTATAATTGGAAGTTTTCTATGTCACCATCCAGCATTTGTAACACCACTGCTGGTTTTTGTGCAAACAGATACACATATGATTTCTTTTTTGGCAGGTAATACGGACAAGGACACTGTCTATCAAGATTCAACATTGATTTCATTGTGAGAGGTTTGTTCATTCTAATCTTGTAGGTTTGAAATTTGGCATATTTCAACAGTTGAAATCCTTTGTATGTGAGTTGAAATCTTGCATCTTCTCTCACAAATGATCTAAACACAAGTTTTTTAATTTTGTCTATGGTGAAATCAAGGTCACACTGTGTTTTCAAAAGTTCAGCAAGTTTTGATTTAGTTAGTTTCATCAGTCATCAATTTACCTTGCTTTAGTTCATACACTTTGAATTCGCTTGTTTTGAACATTGCATTTAATTTTTGGGCCAAGTTATGGGCATGACCTGGGTTTGAAAAAGATACTTTTTTGTATTTTGGTCCAGGATAGTTGGAAATAATCGATGATGATTTGAGGTTAATGGGTTTACCTTCGTAAAACACTGCATAGATGGCTGAGGCATCAAGCACTTCTTCCATCTTGTAGCTCTTTTTGTTGGTAAACTGCAATAGGGTCTTTGGTTTAGGACGCGACATTTTTGACAACTCCTCTTATATTTTTTTGTAAAGCACGAGCAGCTCGTATTTTAGCAATAGTCTCTGCAGAATGTTTACATCCTGTCCTTAAATTTTTTTGCTTTGCTCGTTTTTCACGGATGATTTTTTTAGTCTCTTCTGTGTGCCTAAACTTTTTGGACTTTTCACTGATTATTTTTCTTCCTTCATCAGTGATGCCTGTGTCTCCACCCATTAACCCATCTTCAATTTTTATGTTAGCATAGTCTTTGCTTTCAACAATGTTATGTTTTTTAGAATATGCTGTTGCAAATTTTGTGAGTTTTTGTTTGTTGGTGAAAGGTTTAGTCCAAAGAGTGGTTACATCATTTCCATGTTTTTCTAAATGTCTTGTCCAATACACACCTGATCCCTTGTAGGTGTGAGGATTTAGCACAGTTTTGCCAAAGTATTTTAAACCTGTTTGGTTGTGCTGTTTTAGATATAGAAATGTTGTAATACTCATTATGTGAGTATTTATCTAGGTTTTATTGGTCGAAGTGCTCTTTAAGATGTTGATAAGTGCCTATGTATTGATCATCCAAAAAAACTTGTGGAACAGTCTTTGCTGTGGGTATTGCTTCTAACAGTTGTTCGCGTGTCCAACCATTACCTATGTTTCTTTCTTCAAATTCAATACCTTTTTGATTCAATAAAGTTTTCGCCATGTCGCAAAAAGGACATCCTGGCTTGGTCCATACTATGTTCATTTAAAATCTCCTCCGTCCATACTTATATCTGACGAAGATTCTGTGCGTCTACTTGATATTTCTGCATAGTGTATTAACAAGGTAGTGAGAGCATTACGCACTCGCTTAGCATGTTCTATGTCAATTTTGACTTCACGTTGGCGGGCATTGTCGGCTTTATTAATTGATTCGATAAAATTTTTTAAATGGAGTGTATCATCTATTTTTGTTGACATTTGAAAAAGCCTGACGTTGCTCCATTACTGTTTTGAATGGGCCTTGAAATTCATTTTGTGTGATTGTTGATAATTTTGGACAAAAACCTTTGACCCATCCTTTAGGGAAATGCACAATGTAATAACCTGCCGCATACATGTTGTTTGAATTTGGCGATTTTGAATACAATGGAATCTTGTGCTTGACATCAAGCACTGCATTGTGAGGTTCATGCTTGGTTGGGTATCCATATATTTCTTTTTTTGGAATTTCTGTCTTGACAGTATTTTCTTGAGACAATAAATTGTTTGAAAAAAGATTAAACTGATCATCTATTTCATTTTTAGAAAGCTGGGCAATAGATGAATCTGTACCTGTCACAACAAAGTTGTTTTCATCGTGTCTTTGAATAGTGCCAATTCTTACACCATTTTGTTCAATGATCCAAAAACGATCAGGCAGTAATTGCTTGGTCTTGATGGAATCTTGCGTTGAAAGGTTCTGCATAAAATTTAACATTGTCTCTTATCCTCACTAAATCGTGCTTGGCACAAAATTTCAACAGATGCACACCAACATTGCCAACAGTTTTTGCTTGATCTGTTGCAGTTGCTATGGTTTCTGCTATCTTAATTTTAACGTCATCTGGTTGTTTGGTCAAGTCAATTAATTGTTCATTTACAGCAAACTCGTCTTTGACTATTCTTTCTTTGCCGTTGTGATCAACCCATCTACTTAACATGAGATTGTTCCAAATAAAACCCTGATTTTTTCTGTCTTCAAATGCTTCTTTGAGTTTGTTGGTGCGTACTTTAGGAAATGCTGAAAACACATTGTCTGACGAATCGCCACGCATACATTTTTCAAACAGCAACCATTCAGGATTTGGTGGCAGTTTGGGTTCTTTGGTTTTCTTGTCTATTACCACATTGTCTTTGTCGTCAAAAAATCCTTTGGTGTTGGCAAATATGTCTGTGATACCGTTGTACTGTGATACATTTTCACTCAACAGTTGATAAAAGTCTGTGTCAGAAGATATAATCACATGACGATCATCTGGGTGTGACTGTGTCCAGCCTGCAATCAAATCGTCTGCTTCAAGTTCAGCATGCCTCAACACAGTGCAGTTGGTCTTCTCTGTAACAAATGTTTTGAATTCATCAAATGTTTGCCAGAACAGTTCATCTGCTTCTTGTTCTTGTGGAGTCATGGCATCACGAGTGACTTTTCTGTTTTGTTTGTAGGCAGGATAAAATTCTTTACGCCATGATCTGCCTTCAAAACAAAACACCACATGATCTGCTTTGAATCGTTCATAACACTTTTTCACAGAATTCATCATGATGTGCAGTGCCAATCCCAACTTGGTATCAACATCTTCACCTCTCACCACATGTCTTGCTCTGAAGAATGTGTTGGCAGAATCAATGATTAGATATGTTTTAGGAGATTTCAGTTTTGCCATCCTCTCGCTTTTCTTCTTTGACAATAGCATTGTCTGTGGCGAGTGGTGTGGCCTCATCTGCTATTGTGTTGCACAGTACAGAGAACCAATGATCGACAACTTCTTCATCTGTGTTGCCGGAAAATCCATGCTTCTTGAGATTTTCAACAAAGTGTTGATTCCAGTCAAGTTCAAAATATCCATACTTGGGATTCTTGGGATCAACATTTGTGTCTAAAACTTTGATGTAGGGTTCGCCACGTTCTGTGGCAAGATCCTTGGCAGTTTTTTCCAGTTTCTGCTGTTTGTTGAATATGTTTTTTAACTTATCAAGCATATTAATAATATAGCAACTAAACCAAAAATTGTCAACAGTCCCCATTTTGGTGTTGATTTTTGGTGATAACTCTTGTCATCTGACGGTAGTGGTTTCATAAAATTTCTCCTTGAAAATACTCTCATGTTCCTATTGCGTTTCCAAACAAATGCACGTGAACACGAGCCGCCACATTGTATCCTCTACGAAATGCTCTTCTGGCTACATCGCCTGCTGTGGCATTCTGTTCTTCTTCTCTTGCACCCACAGGCATTACCCATACAGGCCAATCCACACCAGTGTATCTTATCTTTGCAATCACTTCTTCCATTTCTTCCCACTGTTCATCCTTGTTGCCCATCACAAACTTGAGTTGTCCTCTGTTTGACAGTTCATAGTAGTCACGAATGATTTCAGGTTGAATGGCTTTGTCTGCCTTTTCACCTGCCACTGTCCACAGTTTGGGCGACACAGAGAAAAACACTTCTGTGGGTTTTTCAGCAAGGAACCATTTGAACGAATCTTTTAGTTTTTGTGTGCCATTGGTTTCAAATGTGATAGAAGCGGGCAAGTTCATCTGTTGTTCCAATTCTTCATACACACCAACAAATGCATCTTGTGATTGTGGCATCAGTGGTTCGCCACCTGTGATGCACAGATGTTGTTGTTGAAAACTTACTGGATGTTTGAACAAGCCATTTGGGTTGGAATCTGTTCTCAATACATCTACCACTTTGTTGGCCAATTCTTTGGGTGTGGCTTGGCCCATGAGATGTTTGTATTTCTTGGCCCATGTGTATGATGAATCACAGCCTTTGTCCCACACAGGCAAGTCTTCTACTCTTTTGACTTGACTGACATCATATGTTTCGTATGGCAGTTCCCATGATGTTGGATCTGTTGGATTGATCTGTCCAAAACCATTACACTGTAGATTACATAAGAAAAATCTTATCCAAGCAGTGGGCACACCTGTGTAGTGTCCTTCACCTTGGATTGAGTGAAATATTTCTGAGTAATAATATTTTTTTTCTGGTCTGTTCATTCTTTCGTGATATTTTTGTATTCTCTTTGAAAACCTTTCAATGGTTGTTTCATTTGTCATTATTATAACATGTATTTAGGTTTTTGTCTACACTTCCCAAGGGTAAACAATCCACGCAGGATCTTTGCTTTTGTCAATCTTTTCAGCCCAGTAATCCACATCAAATGCAGACGGTTCATTGTCTATTAGCACAGCATACTCTGTATAGATAGCACCACGATGATGCATGATTTCTCGAATACGTTTGAATGTGTGTCCAGTATCATTGATATCATCTACCACTAAAAATTTGTATCTGTCTATGTATCCTACTCCGTCACCATGTCCTACAGGAAAGTCTGGTATCCACTCTTTGGCATGATCTCTGGTTGCAATTGTGATAGGAATCATTGGAATGTTGAGTTTGTGTGATATAATAGTTGCAGGAATACAACCACCTCTGGAGACACCGATGATGTGAGTGAAAAACTTGTCTTCTACTAGATCAGCAAGATACACACTCATCTTTTCAATCTGTTTCCACGTGTAGAACTTTTTATCTGCCATTGCCAAACACCGTGTTCACTTGATTGTGCACCTGTACAAATGTAGTACACTTGGGAATATCCTTTAATCTTTTGGCACCTATGTATGTGCAAGTAGACCTTAAACCACCCAAATAATCCGTGATAACGCCCTCTACAGCACCTTTGTAGGGAATAGACACTACTTTGCCTTCAGAACCACGATATGAGTGTCTTCCGCCATGTGTTTCCATGGCTTTGTCTGAACTCATACCATAAAAAGTAACTTTACCATCTTGCACAGTGGCTTCAGACTCATCTGTGCCTGCCAACATACCACCCAACATCACAAAGTCAGCACCGCCACCAAACGCTTTAGCAATGTCACCTGGCACTGTGCATCCGCCATCTGCTATAATGTGTCCACCAACTCCATGAGCTGCATCAGCACATTCAATAACACCTGACAGTTGAGGCATGCCAACGCCTGTCATCAATCTTGTGGTGCAAACAGATCCAGGACCAATACCACA